CTGTCCTGTCTCACCTGCCCGATGGGCACCGTGTCGCCCACGGCCCGCATCAACCGCAGCGCGGGCTTGTCCACCGCTGCGTGCAGGTCCATCCCCGATATGTCCGTCGCGCCCGGTGCGACACTGACCGGCACCCCTGCGTTGAATCCGGCGCCGCCGAACGCGGCGGGCGCCTGGGTGCGCATCCGGCCGAGCGAGTCCACCGTCCACGGGTCGGTGCCGCCGGGTTCGCGGGCTGTGAGCAGCGGGCCCGCGTCGAGCGCGTGCGCCGCGACGACGATGCCCCGGTGACCGGCCGCGGTGGTGCGGGCGTAGATCCGGCCACGGGTGGTCAGGTCCACTGGGATGGTCGTGTCGCCGACGTGCACTGCGGAGGGCACCGTGGGGTTGACGTCGCCGACCGCCTGGCGCCCGCCGCGCACCGACCCGCCGTCCCAGGTTTCGAGCACCGAGGGCGCCGGCAGGTCCGCGTGGCTGGCCTGGTGGGCCGTCCCGGCCAGCGCGGTGCCTGCTAGCGCGCGGCGGTACGTCGGTTCACCCCAGGTGTTGCCGCCCACCTGGTGCCACGCGCCGCCGCCGCGGCGGTAGAGCTGGCGGGTGGTGCCGGTGACCACGTGCGCGTAGCGACCGTCGACCACGTTGGTGGTGGGTAGTGCGGCGGGCTGCCCACCGTCGTCGTAAGCGGCTTTCTGATCCAAGGTAAGAAACGCTGCGTTGAACAATGTGCGGGCGGGGGAGTCCGCTCCCGACCCCCACTGCGGTTCGCCGAGTCGCGGTGTGAGCGTGATGGCCACCGGTTCAGCCTCCGATCGTCGATACGAGCCGGAACAGGGCCGCATCCCAGTCCACTAAGGAACCCGCCGACACCGGGCCGGGGATGACCATGCTCATCTTGAACTTGGCGGCAGCGGCGGGGGCGAGATGGCGGGCGGTCAGTACGGAACGGTTCCACTCGTTCACCGCGAGAACACCCGCACCCGCGGTGGTAGTCGAGATCACCGCGTTCGCGGCAGTCCTCCACTCCACGTCGATCCGCGCGGACATTCCTACCCCAGGCTTCCCGGATATGCCGAGCACATACTCCCGGCCGGGTAGCACCCGGGCGTCGGTGATGACCGGCGTGGACAGCCCCATCCCCCCCACCGCGCCAACCATCGTGAGCCGCCCCGAGCTTGCGCCGTCGATTCCCCCACTCGGGTTCAAGGTGAGCGTCGGTGTCGACCCCCCGCCGACCGCGACAGGCACCCACGGCGACACTGTCTCCTCGAACGAGGGGTTGTAGGTGGCCAGGATGTTGTCCGGCACGTCCGCGTAGGTGACGCCGGCCTCCTCGATCTGGTCCCACGTGTGCGCTTCCCAGTCCTCCCAGGTCGGGAACAGCGCCTCGATCTTGTCCCAGGATGTCCCGAACGTCGCGTGGTACAGCTTCGCCCCAGCCGGTTTCGCACCCTTGCGAATGACGGTGGCGAGCACCTCGTCAGGATTCGGGGTCTCGGTGGACCGGGTGCGGATCGTGATGTCCCAGATCGTGCCCGCGACGTAGCCCGCCATGTGCGGGATCACCAACGCATATCGGGACCCGGTGAGCGCTGAGCGGGCCGCGTCAGCGATGGCCGCGCGGGTACCGGCCCGGTAGCCCGCGCCGCCGATGATGTCCCGGCGTTCCGCGAGGCTGCCTTGCGCGGGCAGGTAGGCGCCCACGAGCTGCGCCATCCACGGCAACCACTCCGGCGGCGCGCTTTCCGGGTCGGCCAGCAGTGACATCCGGTTCTGCCGCGCCACACGCCACCGCTCAAGATCCTCGGGGTCAAGGTCCCACGGTTCCGGGGTGTCCGGGCCGACGGGCCTCGCCCCGCGGATCAGCTCGATGATGTCGTCGACCTCGCCGCCGAAGCCCAACGCGCCACCGAGGTAACGCTTGAACTCCCACCCGGTCTGCTGGTCAAGGGTCCGGTAGATCCTCGGGAGCCGGGAGTACAACCGATCCACGAAGGTGGACATGACGGGGGCGAGCCCGTTGTCCGCGGTCGGTTCCGGGCTGCTCATCGGCTACATCACCGACACGGTGATGCTGGTCGCGGTGCCCTGCGGCAGGGTCGATGCGGTGGGCAGGGGGTAGTCCCCGGCCCCGTTCGCGCCGGTGATCGTCACCGTGACCACCCGGTCTACGCCGGGCACCTGGTCGATCAGCGAGATGAGCTCGTTGCGCCAGATCGTGGTGCCGTATGCCCAGGTCATCGGGTTCAGGTAGCCGATGAGGGCCTGTTTCACCGCGTCGGTGACCGCGGCGGGGTCTGATGCGTCGGCCAGAGTGATCGTCGTGGCGGTTGTCACCGTCACGACGACAATGTCGGTGACGTGCACGTCCAGGATCGCTATCGCCTTGGCCTCGAGCGCTGCCTCGATCTCCCCGCGTGCCGCTACGGACAGCGCCGCGCCGTCGCCGAGCACTGCCACGGTGATGTGTCCCGGGTCGTCACCTACCCCGGTGGTGGTCGGGTCGTTGTTGTCGACCGCGACGACCCGGAACACCCGCGGGTCTTCCAGGGCGGCTGCCTCGAAATGTCGGGGAATCACCAGTGCGTCAGAGAGCCGGGCGAGGCGTTGGACACCGCGGTCCCGCCAGTTACTGTCGGTTTCCGGGTCCAACCCGTCGGCTACCGCCGTGGTCAGCACGATCTGGTCGATGAATGGCATCGGGGAGACCATCCGTATCACCGTGCCGACGGGGGCGCCGTTGGCGGACGCGGTGAACACGTCTCCGATCAGGGACACCACACCGGAGCTTGAGCCGGGGGGAATGGTCACGCCGGGCGGTTCGACCAGCATTGTCACCACACCGGTCCCGTCGGTGGTGGGCAGGTACAGTCGGGTGCCTCCCGGAATGGTGTGGCCCCCCGTGTCCGCGCAGAACACCTCCGCTAGCCCGGTCGGTGCGGCACCGTAACTCTTGAATATCGCGAACAGTTGCAGCAATGTTTCGAGCACCGCGCCAGGCAACCGGTTTACCGCCGTGATCGCCTCCGCCAACTCCAAGGCGACACCCTCAAGAATAGCGACCTCAGTGTGCCCCTCACGTGGTACCCACAGGGGCAGGTTTAATGCGACCCCGACGAGTCCGGCTTCGACGATCTCCTGGTCGGTGCGGTCAAAGATTCGCAGGTCGACGTAAGAAGTGAGATCGGGTGGCGGTTGGTAGGCGGGACTCGTCACGGTTGTTGCGCCCCCCGTCGCACCCAGGTCACCGTGAGCTCCTCTCGGTCGTCGCTACGTCGCCGGACGCCGATCTCGGTGACGTCGACTTCCGGGCCGAAGTCGGCGAGGTGTCGTGTCAGGTTTCCCAGTTCGAACCCGACGAATGCAGGGTCGTCGCATCCGAACATTGGTACTTGGATCCGTTCACCGCGGATGGTGAGCAGCGCGACCGCCAGCTGCTCCTCGACGTAAGCGTCGCTTCCCTGCTCCACGGTCGCGGCCGGGCCGCCGGGGGTCAGGCGGAACGGGAACGACATGAGGCGGGCGGGCACGGACGGATGGTTCCACGCGGGTCGTGGACGGTGGCGGCACCGCGCCGGTCAGGGTGGCGGCCGGTTCGAAGTGGCGTGCCCTGGTGGTGGTGGGGGCATGCGTGGCCCGTCGTAGTACTGGGTGCCGATCAGAGTCTCAGCCCACCGTCGATGATCGTTCTCGTGGGCGGCGGTAGAGGCTTTCAACACCAGTGTGTGGCATTCTGCGCATTCCATGCACTGTGCGGAGAGTACTCCTGTGGTCGGAGGTAGTTCCAGGAACTCGACCGGCAGCGCGAGACGCGGACCGGGGTCGACACCTTGAGTCCTTTGCGCAATCCTTTCACGCATCTGTTCGCGAAGTTTGTCCAGAATGCTTGCCATCAGGCGCCCCCGAGGTAGTTGGCGACCAGCCCGGTGTTATAGTTGACCGTTTCCGTGTTGCTGTTTCTTTGCAACACGTAGAGTTTGATTGGCTGTGCGGCTTGGGCCGCGGTCACCCATCCGGTCCAGTCCGCATGCTGCCATGATTGGCCGGCGCCGGCGAACCCGGCGCCACGCCACCGACCGTCTGCCATGTCTATTATGGGCAGCCACCCACCCGAAGGCCAGTTCATGTAGATTATTGTGTAGCCGTTGTAGATTGCGTCCGAGTAGGCACTGAATGAGAGAGACCACCGGCCGGCCTTGCCTAATGTCACCTGTCCCGTGGTGTTCGGGGACACCATTCGTGTCGAGTTGCCCGCAGCCGCGGTGGGCCATGCGGTCATCAGTGTCAAAGTTTCGTGGACAGCCGTTACCGATCCGGTCCACCCGTACTTCTCGTAACCTTCCAACAGGGTCAGCCGGTCTGCGCTGCCCTTCGTCCGCGAGATCCACGTACCGGGGGTGCCGGCGGCAGTGCACAGCCACGCGTCGCCGGTGGCCCGGTCGAGCACGAAGTCGCCCACCGCGAAGGTGCCCGCCGTGGGTGCGCCACCGGCGGTGGCTCCCGCGTATCGGGTCGCCTCGACTGCCCCGGCCAGCCCAAGCGGGAGCCCTTTCACCGCCTTCCAGGCGATCCCGTCACTCTGGGTCGAATCGCTGGTGAGCACCTGATCGTTGGCGCCCACCGGCCGGCGGACCACCACACCCGCAGCGTTGGCGACCAGCAGGTCACCCTTCGTGCTCACCTTCCCCACGGTGTCCGCGCGCAACGTCGTGATCGCGGTCGTGTTCGACGTGATGGCGCCGCCCTGCGTGGTGTTGACCGTCTCGACATTGCCAAGCCTGCCGTCCTGCTCGGTGTTCTTGCTCTCCACCGAGCCGAGCCGGCCGTTCTGGGTGGCGTCGAGCGCGTCTATCCCGGCCAGCCGGGTCGCCAGGCCGGGGATCTCCCCGACCTCCGGGACCCGGCCCGCCATGCGCCCGAGCACCACCAGCTGGTCGCGGGACACGCCGAGGCTGGTGACGAGCACGACCTCGCCGACCGCGAGGTCGGGTACCGCGCTGGGCAGCGGCCCGTAGCTCGCCGTCCCCCCGATCTGCGGCACTACCACCAGCGGGCCGCCTACCGTGGTGTCCACCACCCGACCCGCGTAGATCAACCCGGCTGCCATCAGCGGTACCCCCGCGCGCCGGGGATCAGACCACCGCGCGTAAACCGGTTCCCGGCAT